TTTTTTTTTTGCCCTCTTTGGGGCCCGGGGGATCTCTCTCATGCGATTAGATGGTGGGGAATGCGCTGCCCCCTGAAGCAACGCCCGAGTGCGTGATCACGTAGCGAACTGTGATCCAGCCTCCGGAGGTGGGTGGTGTGCCTGCGACCTGAGTTGCGAAGCTTATGAGGCGGGGAGTGACGGAGTCACGAACGAAAGGTCCGCTCACCAATAGCTCTCTGCGATTGTCCGTTTTGTTCCCGTGGAGGAGCAGCTTGGCGTTGAGCAGATCCGCCTGTTTGCCGTCCACGTCCGTAATGGCAGCGGCAGTGGGAGTTGCGATCCATTTCACGCGGCTGTCATCCGGAACTGTGATCGGGACGATGACTTCAACTTCCACCTTGTGGATGATGTTGCCTTCGGGAATGTTGGCTTCATCGTAGTTGTTCGCGGGCTTCGGACCAGTCAGGTGAAGTGATCTGGAGGTGGATGTGGTGACAGTCCGGGGGAGCGAATAAGTGACAATTTCCTCGTGCATGGCGGGGGGGATCATCCTGGTTGGCTGGCTGGTGGGCTTCCTTTGATTCTGAGTACGTCTGGGAGTGGGTGGATTTCGAGCATTCGTGTTGCGTGGTTGTCCTCCACCGCGGCGGTGGAGCGTGGCGTTCAGATGGCTGTTGAGGCCCTGGATGGTTGAGAAATTCTTACCACAAACTGAGCACTTCATTGTGATGGGCTGGTGTTGGTGGTGTTGGAATCAGTATGCGACGTCTGAGGCTAAACCTTCATCGAGGAACTCTGCGTAGGCGAGATCGAGAGTTTTTCCTTGTAGTTCACTCATCCTGGCAGCGCCATACTTGAGGAACATCTTCGGTGTGAGGATGGCTGTCGAGAGCATGGCTCGAATACGACCAGCACCTTGTTTGTAAAGATACTGACCCATGGCTGCGTGTGCCTCTCTCTGTGCGGGATTGAGAATGTCGTCGACGATGCCTCCCAGTCTGTGGCCATAAGCGTACTCGTGTGCGTAGCTCATCTTCGTGTCATCCAGTGTGCCGTTCGTGACGCTCAAGGCCAGCTTCATGGCGAAGTGTATGGGCTCCCGTATGATGCCGTAAGCTGTGCAGATAAAACCGCAAAAGAAAGGCTGCTTGACATACTCCGTTTTCGCCACAATCTTGAAGAGGCGGCTGTTGGTGATCCAGTCCTTGTTTGTC